TAGTATCAATATCTACTTTTTTAACAAAATATTCTTGCTCTAATATATCTAATTTATTATCATCCCCACCAGAAATATATTTTACTTTTTCACCAGTAAGCAATCCATGATTAGGTATTGTTATATCAGTATTATTAATAAAAACACCAGAAAAATAAAGAACAGTATCTCTAATGTCTAAATCTTCATTAAAGTAATCTGGAAGAGATGAAGAGGCAATATAAACACATCCATCATCATCTACATAAGAATTTTGAATATTTGTGGTGTATATACTTGTATTGGGATAATTACTTAAATTTGCTTTAGATAATANTCTTTGAATTCTNTAAGATGCTAAAAGAGATAATTCTCCAGCACCTTTTATTAAAACTTCTTTAGAACTGATTAAAGATATAATAGAACATTGTATACCATTAATAAGAGCACTATCTCCTACTATAAAAGAATGATCATCAAAAAGATTTAATTGATAAGTAAAGTTTGATTGGTCAATAAGTTTTATAGATTCTACATCATAGGTAGTAGAAATATTATAAAATAAAGATTTTGAAACAGTATCATCTGGTTTAGACCCTAATCCTCTAGGTTCTATAACATCTCCAATTTCATTATAAGTAGCTGTATTTAAATTTAAATCTAAATCTTTTAAAACACCTGTTACTCTAAGCTTAACTATACTAGCAGTGCCTACTCCAGAATACCCATAAGCATAGGCATTCATTTTAAGATCTTGAGTAGAATCTATACTTCTAGTAACTCCAGAACATCCAAAAAACTGAGTTAATGATTTAGATTCATACTTTATAGTAGAAGAAGTACCATCATCAAAATTAGCAATTAAAGATCCATTTGTACTAAATCCAACAGTAGAATCAACAGTTAATACAGTTCCCCCAATAGAAACATTATCTATTAATTTTGTATTAGGATGAATTGGAAACTCACCAGATACTTTTTGAGATACTTTATCATAATCAAGACTTAACATATAATATGTGTTATCTCCTCTTACAACAGGTTCTACAGCACTTACAGCAGCAGTTACACCTTGAAATCCATCTACAGCATCTTGGAATAAATTTCTATTAACAAGTTTTCTAGGATCTCCATCAATTGGTTCTACTATAATTTGTTGAGATATTTTATAATTTGATTCTGAAGGGATGAATAAAAAATCACGTGGCTTTAATATCTCTACATCTTTACCATAAAGAGCACGAAATAGAATTTCAAAAGATTGATCTGTTCCTTTAGAAGAATAAAAATCTTTTGATTGTTTAACAAATAATCTTTCATCAATATCACTAGAAAGATCTCTTTCTTCAAAACCAGGAGTAACTTGTTTTTTTACTTTCTTAAAAAACTCTTGTAAGAAGCGAATACTTAAATTATTAACTACAGAACCTGAAGAATGAGTTGAAATACCAGATTGTGAAAATAAAAGTTCATCAGGTTTATTAGGACTCCTATACGATGTAATTCCACTAAATCCCCTTGAACATCCAGTAAAGGAAGTGCTAGTTATTCCAGTATATGTTACAATCTCATTATTAATTTGAATTAAACCATAAGATTCTGGGAATCCTGTAGTAGATTCAACAGAAATTGAATTATCAGCAATACCTACATTACCAGAAAGATTTGTAGAATCTATTAGGTCAGTTAACTCATCTATCTTTACATACTTNTCNAAATTCTGCAAAACATCAAGAGTTGATCCTTGATTTTCTATAGCAGTATAATATTGTGCTAANAATTCACCAGCAAGAGGAAAATCCGCTCTTATGAAATCTGGCAGTTGATTTTTAACAACTGAACTAATTTTGACTCTTGTATTTTCTGGCATTTATCCTGGTAAGAGGGATTAATATGTTGTTGTAGTAGACCCTATGATATATGTATCTGAGGAAGTGAGGGTGGTATTTAAAGCCTCATTTTCACTCGTTCTTACTATACTTCCGTTAGTATAACTTGAAGTAGCAGTATACATTGTTCCTGAAGAATTTTCACCAGAAGTAATACCATCAGATATCATATCTACTGTACTATTCTTAACATCCAATTGTAAATACAAATCCTGCAGTCCAATAACATCATTTGAGTTGGGACAAGCAGAAACTTCTATTACAGGAACATCTAGAACCTTTTTAGCTGTGCCTGTAATATTAATTGGATTTAAAAGAATTTCAGCTCTTTCATAATCAATAGTTCCAACATTATTACTTACAATGATTGGACTATTAGAAGCTTGTAATCTAAAGAAGAATAAAGAACCTGTTCTACCATCTGCTTTAGGAATATCACTCAAATAAACAGTATCAGCTACTCCAAAAATATTAAACCCTGATGATTTAATATTATAACCATCATAACTCTTTATATAAAAAGGATTACCAAAACATAACTCATATTCTGCAACTTGATTNAATTTAGGTTNCATATCTCTTCTAATCTCAACTTTNGTAATATTAGAAGTTATAGAATCATTACTATTATCAATAATTCCTTGGAATTTACTATATTTGAATTTTGCACCATATTTATTCATATCTGCTGAATCTGCATATGCTGTAATGTTATTTGANACTACAGTTTTCACTGAATTTGCATCAGGAGCTAAATTTGGGTTATAATAAGCATTTACATCAACTTCAACATACAAATATTTCAAATCTTGGATTTCTGCAATAATTCCAGCAACAGAATACTTCCTTAATTGAGTTTTAAGATTATTTTTGATAGAATCTGGTACAAAAGGTCCATAAAATGGTTTTATAGTAATAAAAACCTTTCCATACTGAGGAGGAGTCAATTCTTCACCTCCAAAAACTGATACAGACTCAGCTTCAGGGTAAATTTTAGGAATTAGTGCCTCATAATCACCTGCAGTCACTGCTCTATTGAAAGTAGAGTAAATTTTAGGAGCAAAACGCTTTACAGAGTCTACAGATTCAATTTCTTTACCTCCAACTGACTCACTTACAGTAGTAAGTATTGAAATTCCTGTACTTACAAGATTATTATTGTTATCAACTATTCTTCCATTGAAATTAAAGGAAGAAATACCATTTCCAGTCTCTCCATTAGTAGTAATATAGGAAACATCAATAAAATTAAGTGATTTTAACTTTTCTCCAAAGACTCCATCACCAAAAATCAGTTCATATCTCTGATCTGCAATTTCTTGAATGAAATATACCCTAGAAGTGTCAGTAACTTCTATTAAAGTGTCTGAAAATTACAAATTTNTTGGAAGCTGTACTTGCTTGAGTGTCTCTTACACTTACTTCTAGTGTAGAAGTATCAATATTTGCATTATCTATAGTATATCTTGAAGGTGGAGCAGGGTTTTCTGAAGAAACAGTGAAGTTTGAGGTTAAAAATGTCCCTTCATATATGACAACATCCCTAAAAGTAGCAATTCCATCAACTACAGGNACTGTAATATCACTTGGAATGGAAAATGAGTAACTTTCTGANCCAAATCTAGATGCAGAAGTAGTCACAATGCCCTTTCTAAGGGTCAGGGTGACAGGTTTAGTAGTAAAACCAGTAGTATTAACAAAAAATAGAAATTATTGCCTTTGTCTGCTGTCCTAGATCTAGGTGTGTAACCTATATTACGTGCTAATGCTACTACATTTTCTCTCAAAGTAGCACTATCTATGAAGACCTCATTGCTAATCATGTTAGCATTGTAGGAATTAATGTAGGTATTGTATGCTAAATACATCAATTATGCTTGAAAGGTTAGATCCTTCAAAGTCATAATCAGTGAAATTAGAATTTTCTCTCAAATAATCCTTCAATGAGGTTTTTATTTGATCAAAATCTAGGTCTGTAAAGTTTACTAGTGCCATTTATCTTGTAGGCTGTAGTGCAAAGTTTAATTGTTGTGTAAGAGCATCAATTCCTACAACATCATATACTATAGTCACGTTAAAATTGTGATTATCAAAGTTCAGGTTCCACTCTAATATCCTTCAATTCAACTCTAGGTTCATACTTAATGATAGTTTCTTCAATCTCATCCTTAATTGAAGCTGCAGAAATGTCATCTACAGTGTCAAAAAGGACTTGACTTACTTTAGAACCCAAATCTTCATTGAAAAAACGCTCACCTGGTACAGTAAATACTAAATTCCTGATAGAACGTGCAATTGCAGTGTCATTTTTGACACCAATTATATCATTATTGATGGGGTTTACTTCAAAAGACATACTAATGTCCTTAAAACCCCTNCTAACCCTTTCTACAGGCATGAAAAAACGGTAAATATAAGTTATTTATCATAAAAANAGANCCTTAGGTCTCTTGTACTATCTTCCTTGTCCTCTATACCTTTTCTTAGGTTTATTAGAG